TGCCGGAAACCTTATTAAACAGGTTGCAGAGGTTACTGAAAAACTTGGTGACTTACAAGAGAAAATGAGAAGACTAAAAGAGGTGCCTAACAACGCACCAAAGAGTGTGACAAACGCATTATTTGTTGGAAGTACTGCTGAATTGCAAAAGATGTTAAAGGAAAAATAAAGGATTGTTATGATTGAATTAATGATGGTTGTGATTTACACAATGGCTATATGGGTTATGACCTACCTATTTTCAAAAGGTTATAATACTACAGATAAATTTTTAGTTGCTAATCGTGATATCGGAACGGTATCGGGAGGGTTAAGTATTGCAGCGACATGGATATGGGCGCCTGCTTTATTTGTGAGTGCAACAAAAGCATATACTGATGGGATACCTGGCTTATTTTGGTTTACAGTTCCAAACGTTCTTTGTTTGGTTCTGTTTGCATACTTTGCTTCTTATCTAAGGGAGTTAGTTCCAGAAGGATTTACTCTTAGTGGATACATTCGTGACAAGGTGAGTCCTAGAGTACAAAAACTCTATTGGGGAGAGATGGGTTACTTGACTATTAGTGCATTTGCAATTCAACTGCTTGCTGGTGGTATGCTGATGCACAAGATGACAGGTGTTGACTTTACACTCATAACCGTAATCATGGCTGCTATTGCACTTAGTTATAGTTTGTTTAGTGGAATCAAGGGGTCTATTGTAACTGATTGGGTACAGATGGTAATCATTGCTGTTATGTGCCTTACATTGGTTCCTTGGGCAGTATCAGAAGGTGGTGGTTGGGAAACCGTTGCTAAGGGTGCGACAGGAAGTGTTTTTGACTTGGATGTTTTTCTGTCCTTTGGTATTGCTGTTAGTATCGGTCTACTTGCTGGACCGTTTGGCGATCAGATGTTCTATCAAAGAGCATTTAGTATTAAAAAAGAAAAGTTAAAAAAATCATTCTTTTTAGGAGCTGCAATTTTTGCTATCGTGCCTATCAGTATGGGTATTCTAGGATTTATTGCTACTGGTCTGGATATGAAGGTTGCAGCTGGCTTGGTCAACTACGAGGTAATTAAAGAGCTGTTGCCTGTGTGGGCAGTCTATCCTTTCTTATTTGCAGTTATGTGTGGACTTCTATCTACATGTGATTCTGCAATGTGTGCTGTAAGTAGTCTTGCAGCTAAAGATTGGTTTCCTACTTCAGAAATAACTGGTGCTAGAGTTGCTATGGTTGCTCTTGCTGTTCTTGCGGTTGGAATTGCAAATACGCCGGGACTTGCAGTAGTACATCTGTTCTTATTTCATTCTGCATTTAGAGCATGTACACTTCTTCCTACAGTGCAGGCTGTTCTTTATGATGATATTTATGAACCATCAATGTTTTGGGGAATTATTGCATCTCTTATATTAGGATTACCACTGTTCTGTTATGGAATGTTATTCGGTGGCGGTTGGATGTTTATTGCGCCTGGCGCAATTATTACAGCTGGTGCAAGTGGTCTGATTGTTTATGTGGGGAGGAAACTTGCGAATGACCGCACTAACGTTGCCAGGTAATCCTTATGTTCCAATTGAGGAATTTCCAGAGAGCTCTCGACATTTATCTTCATTTGATAAGAAATATTCAAATATGATGCCGAAAAGATCGGGAATTCTTATTGACAGAAGTAAGACGATTGATTTCTATAATGGGTCGTTAGATTTTCCAAATACAACTCCCATTCCTAAAATAACTACATCATTGTCCATAGAGGAATGTATAGAGGAGAGTGTATTTAAATTATGTGAAATTGCTAAAAATAAAAGAATCTATATTCTTTGGAGTGGTGGCATTGATAGTTCCGCTGCTCTTTTAGGTATTTGGAAATATGGAAAGATATTATTTGATAATAATAAAGTAAGCTTATTACATAGTCGCAGCAGTGTGCGAGAAAGTCCTTTTTTATATGATTGGATTGTAAGAAATAAAATATTAACTGAAGAAGTTGGGTCAGTAACAAAGTTTATTAAAGACCAACCCCAAGGCTCTTCCGACACCAATGATAAAAGTAACATCTATGTCACAGGGGAGATCGGCGATCAGATTATGGGCAATTTTCATAATTTATCATCTTTTCCAAATTTGAACGATGAGGAAAACCTTTTAAGTAAGGATATATTTTCTTTCCTAAAACCAATTCAAGACAAAGAAAAAAAAGAAGCTTGGAGTTCAGTTGCCCATTTATTATATGATAATCGTAAAACAGAGATTGAAACAGTATTTGACATGTTATCGTGGTTCACCTTTACCTGTAAATACGAACATCCAAAATATAGATTTTGGTTGGCAGCTGCCAGAAGGATACCCACATACAATTTTTTTGATACAGACGAATTTCAAAATTGGTCTATGAATAATAATTGGAAAGAAAAGTGTAATGGTAATTGGTGGACGCATTATAAGATGCCATTGAAAAAATTTATATATGATATCACTGGAAGTGAATATGCACTAACAATGTATAAACAATCGAGTCTAATACAAGATCACAGTGATGAAATAATACAAGAGCGTCGATTTCGTTACATTGATGAGAATTTTGAAGTGAGGAGCATCTTTGAATGAAAGTAAAATATAATGCTCCACATATTTTTGAGGTAGCGCCGCCGTTGCACCATGTAGGTCAATTAGTTCAATCATACACGACTGTAGATAGAACTGGTAAGTTTAATACTTTTGATATGATGTATGATGAAATTCCAACTGTAGGAAAATTCAATAAGTCTTGGGAAGAGTGTTGCATGGATGCAGCCAAAGAACTATGGAAATTAGGAAAACCCATAGAACTATTTTGGAGCGGTGGAATTGACAGCAGCGGAGCTTTGATAGCACTATTAGAAACTAAATCTGATTCTGATGTATTGAATATTAGATACACGCAAGATTCTATAGATGAGTTTCCTCTGATGTGGGAGAAATTAGTAAAACACAGAAATGATCCTCTTCCACATAAAGAAATGTTGGTTGATACTTTATTTGAGAATCATGATATCATAAAAGTTACAGGTGAGTGTGGTGACCAGTTATTCGGTAGTGATGCCTTACATGCAAACTTAGATAAACATGCAGATGATTGGGAGAATATTTTTTCTTGGTCTAATAATAACTTATTTAATATAAAATCTGATACGCCAGTGGATACACAAGAAAATTACGAATATAAAAAAAATCAGTTAGCTAAAGTTTTATTTGAACATGTGGACTACTCGCCAGTTGAAATAAAAACAATATTTGATTTATTTTGGTGGTGTAATTTTTGCTTTAAGTGGCAAGATGTAGATAGTCGTATGATTTTTACGTTTTCTACTACAGCAGATTGGAAGTCCACGATAAGTTTTTTTAACACTGAGGATTTTCAGAGATGGTCTATAACTAACCACGATATAAAACATGGGGGTACTTGGGAGACATATAAACAACCGGCTAAGGAATATATCAACAAATACATTAAAGATGAAACTTATAGAAAAAGTAAAACAAAAGAACCCTCATTAATTAAAATTTTGGCTGGATCAATTGATATAGAATATAATTATGAATATAGACAGATGCGGAGAAAAAGGCCTAATATAATTAAGTTAGTATTAGAGGATGGTAGATATTGGAGGAATAGTGATAAAATTCCACAGGAGGTTTACGAATCATGCCTAAAAATTTAAATGAACATTTCTATTTAACCTAAATAAATCATGGTAGAACAATCAGTATATCTAGGAAATCCTAACCTCAAAAGAGCCAATGTTGCTCAGTCGTGGACAAAGGAAGAACTTAAAGAGTATCAACGTTGTATGGCAGACCCACAGTATTTTGTGGAAAACTATATTATGATTGTATCTTTGGATGAAGGTCTAGTACCTTTTAAACTCTATGATTTTCAGAAGGAAATGATAGGAACGTTTCATCAGAATCGTTTTACTATATGTAAGCTTCCTAGACAGTCTGGAAAATCTACTACTATTATTGCATATTTACTTCATTATGTTTTGTTTAATCCTAGTGTGAATGTGGCTATCCTTGCCAATAAGGCTGCTACTGCAAGGGACTTACTTGGGAGACTTCAACTCGCATATGAACACTTACCCAAGTGGTTACAACAAGGCGTTATGTCTTGGAACAAAGGCAGCTTGGAGTTAGAAAATGGTAGTAAAATACTCGCATCTTCTACTTCTGCAAGCGCTGTTCGTGGTGGGTCTTATAATATTATATTTCTGGATGAGTTTGCCTACGTCCCAGCAAACGTTGCAGAACAGTTCTTTAGTTCAGTCTATCCAACAATTAGTTCTGGTAAAACAACCAAGGTAATGATTGTTTCAACTCCACATGGTATGAACATGTTTTATAAGTTGTGGACGGATGCAGAGGAGGGAAGAAATACTTATGTTCCAATTGAAGTACATTGGAGCGAAGTTCCTGGCCGTGATGATAAGTGGAAAGCAGAAACTATTAAGAATACCTCTCAATCTCAATTTAACACAGAGTTTGAATGTGAGTTTCTAGGGTCTATTGATACACTAATCACACCAGCTAAACTTAAACAGTTGACGTATAGAACTCCAATTCAGTCTAATGCTGGACTAGATGTTCATGTTTCACCACAAGAAGGACACACATACTTTCTTACCGCTGATGTTTCTAGAGGAACAAAGAATGATTACTCAGCATTTGTAGTGGTTGATGTAACAGAAATACCTTATAAGATTGTTGCAAAATTTAGAGACAACGAAATTAAACCTCTTATATTTCCAGCAAAAATTCATGATGTTGCTCGTGCATATAATCAAGCATTTGTTATGATTGAGGTTAATGACATTGGAGAACAAGTTGCTAGTGCTATGCAGTTTGACTTGGAGTACGACAACATAATAATGGCTTCCATGCGTGGGCGAGCGGGACAAGTCCTTGGAGGAGGGTTCTCAGGGGGCAGAGCTCAATTGGGGGTAAGAACCACTAAAGCAGTAAAACGTATTGGTTGTTCTAATCTTAAACAATTAGTCGAGGACAATAAGTTAATTGTTGAAGACTTGGAGATTATCACAGAGTTATCTACATTTATTGTCAAAGGGCAATCATTTGAGGCTGATGAAGGATGTAACGATGATTTGGTAGCATGTCTGTTTATGTTTGCATGGGCAACAGACCAACAATATTTCAAAGAATTATCTGATCAAGACATTCGAGCTACTATGATGAGGGAACAACAAGACTCATTAGAACAAGATATGGCTCCGTTTGGATTTGTGCTTGATGGTCTTGAAGAGGAAAACTCTGGTCAAATGACTGATGAGTATGGAACTAAATGGAATCCAGTGGTTAGAGACAATCGTTCAAATTGGTAAGTTACTATATAAACTCAATAAGATCGTTATCTATTTTAATAAAACAATTTGAACAAAGGACAGTAGATTGATATATTAGTTCAGTAACTTCCCTTCGGCTTTCATCATTCATACCTTTACGTTGAGTTAATTTTCTTATTTTGTTGTTGTGTGGATAAAATTTTAAACATACAGTCTCACTTTCACCACAATGAGAACATGACTTTTCTGCAAGATATTCGTTAAGCCATACAATGCGCTGACGATAATTACGTTTTGATACACTTTTTATAGTATCTTTATATTTTTCATAATGTTCATTCATAGGATTATTTATAAGAATCCTCACATATAAAAACAGTGTTTTAGGAATCTGTTTTTTATAAATATTCGTAATGAAAAGAATAAACTCTAACGTAGAGTTGGTTCTCTACAGATAAAAGGAGTAAGGAAAATGAGTTTTTTAGTGTCGCCTGGCGTACATGTTCGAGAAATTGACTTAACAAACATTGTTCCTTCCATCCAAACTAATATCGGTGCTGTGGCCGGACCTTTCGAAAAGGGTCCAGTTTCTTCCGTTGTTAATATTGGGTCGGAGGCTGAGTTGGTTGCCATTTTTGGTAAACCAAACTCAAGTAACTTTGAATATTTTTTCACTGCTGCAAACTTTTTGCAGTATTCAAATGCACTTAAAGTTGTGCGTTGTGAGTCTGCTGTTTTGAACGCCTGTTCAAACCTTGGACTTTTAATTAGAGATGCAGATCACTATACTAACTCATTTAGAGATGGTCAAGGTAGTGTTGGTCCTTTTGCCGCACGAACTGCTGGTGATCATGGTAATAGTCTCGCTGTTTCAATCTGTGCTACTTCTACAGCATTTTCGCAAGACATTACAGGTGCTAACCAAGTTAACGGTACACCAGCAAGTGGTGCAACATCTATAACAGTTGATGACGTTGATCTTGCATCTAATGTAATTAACGTTGGTGACATTGTTTCATTTTTCACAGACAGTGGTTTCGGAACTCCTGCTACAGGTCATGCTGGCAAAGAATACGAAGTAACTGCTAGAGATACTGCAAACGATACTATCACGGTTCGTGACTTAGATAACCCAAGTGGAACTGGCCTTGCTGCTTCCCTTGCTGACAACTCATTTATTAGACGCCGGTGGAAGTTCTACGATTTGTTTGATTCCGCACCGGGCACATCTACTTGGTCTACTAAAGAAGGCCGTGGTGCTAATGATGAAATGCATATCGTAGTATATGATACAACTGGTAAAATTTCAGGTTTTGCTGAAAATGTTGCTGGTCAACGTACACTTTCTGTTTTAGAAACTTATACTGCTCTTTCCAAAAACCCTAATGCTAAAAATGCACAAGGTGGAACAAACTACTATGCAGAAATTCTTTATATTCGTTCAGCATTTGTTTTCTGGATGGATCATCTTTCAGCCGGAACAAACTGGGGAGTAGACCTTGATGCAACTAATGCTCTTGTCTTAGACGCCACGGATGCAAATAGTGCTGATGAAGGTGATAATGTTCTTGCTGAAACGGGCGATAACATGGTTTTAGATACAGATGCTGGTTCATTTACAGCTGTAGATACACCAACACTTGACTCTCTTACAGGTGGTACTGATGATTATGCAGTATCCCTTGGTGAAAAACGTACTGCATATGACTTATTTGCAAATGCTGAACTCCATGATATTAACTTTATTCTTGGTGGTCCTTCTGTTACAGTTAGTGGTAGTTCATTCGGTACGCCTGGCGATGAGTTTGATACACACGGTACAATGTTAACTGATCTTGCAGAATTAAGAAAAGACCTTGTTGCATTTATATCGCCTGCTAGACAGTCGGTTGTTAATGTTCAAAGTTCAAACACGCAAACAGTAAATGTTAAAAATTCTTATGATACACTACCATCATCTTCCTATGTGGTTTATGACAGTGGTTACAAATACATGTATGACAAATATAACGATTTGTATCGTTATGTTCCACTGAATGGTGACATTGCTGGTTTGTGTGCATTCACAGACAGCGTTGCTGACCCTTGGTTCTCACCAGGCGGTTTCAATCGTGGTAATATTCGTGGTGCAATTAAACTTGCATATAATCCACAACAAGCAGAAAGAGATATTCTCTACAAGGCTCGTATCAACCCAGTTGTTGATTTTCCAGGCCAAGGTGTAGTTCTCTTTGGTGATAAAACTGCTCTAACAAAACCAAGTGCATTTGATCGTATTAACGTGCGTAGATTGTTCCTTGTTCTTGAAAAAGCAATTGCTACTGCTGCTAAATTCCAACTCTTTGAGTTCAACGATGAGTTTACACGGGCTCAGTTCCGTAACTTAGTTGAACCTTTCTTG